GTCTTTGCCTGTAGCATTTATTCCTGCATCAACTAGTTTTTTGTTTAAAATTTCATTTGCTTCAGCTAAATCTCCGCCGCCATATAATAATCGTTTTCCAAAAGTCTCAACACCCTTAACTGCTGCTAATCCTGCACCAACACCCACAGCAACTGCCAAAGCAGCAAGACCGGCAGGAGTAGCCAAAAATGAAATGGCGGCAGTAATTGCTGGTATAAGAATTGATGTAAAGGGAGCAAGAAATCCCAGTATGGTTGCCACAAGTGGAACAGCAGCAATAGCAAGTAATCCTCCAAGAATCAATGGAGCATTATCTACCATAAAGTTCTTAAACTTATCAATAGATTTCTTATTGTTAGGGTCTTGAATCCATTTGACAAGTTTTAATAAGGTACCACCTATCAATATATTTGTAAAGAATCTTTTAATATTATCAAAAAATCCACCGATGGGTTTTGCCTCTGGAACTTCTTTATCTTTCTTTTTCTTTTCTCCTCTTTTCTTTTCTAACTTATTTTCTCTTCTTCTTTTTTCTTCTTTCTCTTGAGTTTTTCTTTCGGACTTTGCAGTGTTTTTCTCAATTGTATTCTGCTTATCAAGAACACTTTTGATAGTAATAAGAGAACCTAAGATCTTATTGATTCCATCATTAACATCTTTCTTAAACTCATCGGAATCAGATTTATCTTCTGCCGCTTCTGATTCCTTATCTTCTGGTTTAATTTTATCTACCTTTACAATCGCACCTGGTTTGCGATTAAAAACTTTATCAATATCAACTTTCTTTGGTTTTACTTTAAACTTGCCAGTCTTTCCTTTGACTCTCTTAAATTCATTCGTAACAAGTTCAATACTCTCAGTAGTCATCTGAGAATTTGTCATTCTACCTTTAACTGCTGCTTCCTTTAAGAGTGAAGCATACTCCTCATAAGTTAAATCAAATACATCTTCCAATCCTAAGATAGAAAGAATCTGAGAATCTATTTCTTCATCAACAAGATCATCAGATTTTTTTGGTATGGTCGCAAGTGCTCCAGGTGGTTCTGGAGTATCTCTAACACTATCCAGAAGATCGTCAAGACCTTCTGGAATCTTCTCATCATCTTCGATGATTCCTTTTAATAGATCTTCTAGTCCTTCTGGAATTTTATCATCCATTTTGTTGTTGCTTTAGTTTTTCTTCTTCAAGGTGTTGCTGAAGTAAAACCACATAGATATCTCTTTCCCAAGGCATCAAATTTTCTACTTCCCATAATGAATATTTATGATACTGGATCAAGGCAAAGTTAATCTTAAAATAATTTTCAAGATTAATATATGACATCGCTACGCGAAAAAACTTGATAACCCTTCTAATACTACAGTACTTTCTACTTTTGTTTTTGGATTTGTAACCTTAAGTTCGTGAGATAGTTTAGGCATTGTGGTAAAGAATCTTTCCACATCTTTAAACTGAACACTATTCATTTGACCTAAGAAGTCAATAAGTTCTTTTTTTGTAACATCAGAAGAAGACCAAACTTCTTCTGAATTATAAATCTTATCAATACAAGAAGCAATCAATTCAAAAGACTTATCAATATCAACTTCGGAACTGACATCAAAGTTATTTTTAATAAACTCGTCCAATGAAGGATACTTCATTTCCATAATCAAACTATCGTCAAGTTTAATCTTATTGGTATGTCCCTTTTCTTTGGTGACTTTAATATCATCAATTGCAATCTTTACAGGAATACTAGTTTGACCATCATCGGGAGCAATGATACTAACCTCAATTTCTTCTCCAACAGACTTACCACGAATGTTTAAAAACAAAAACTCAATGTCGAAAGTTGGAAGAGACTCTACCTTAACACCTCTTGTCTGAATACAACTTTTTAAAACTGCTTTAATAGCATTAGAGATTTCTTTATTGCTTTCGGATTCTAATGCAAGGACAAGAAGTTTTTCTTCTTTAACTAGGAATGGTCTATACTTAATTGTTTTTCCAGTCGATGGCAACTCAAGTTCATAAGTTGGAGTCGCAATTGTTGGTAAAGGCATAATGTCCTATAAGTGGTTCAGTAATGATATTTATTATGTTGCTACGGTAGGTCCAGGTGCTCCAGATGGTGGCCTTCCTGCCGGATCTCTAATTCCAAATTGATCCAAAGCAGGATTTCCAAGATTTAAGAAGTCATTCGGACCCCTAAATCTTTGATCTCTATTTACAGAGAATTGAGCATCAAAGAATTCTGGACTGTAATCAAAGTTAAATTTATTAAACTCAACAACACCTGGTGCTTTTGGATCTTCTAATGTAGATGGTGGGGTAATCTTGTTTCTTTCTCTTACATATCTAATATAAGAAAATGAAACATTATATTGCAACAACTCACTTGCCTGATAATTAACTGGAACTGATGTAACTGACGTAGGAAAGGCACCTACAAAAGTATAATTTAATGCATTACCAATATCCTTTTCATACTTTACAACATACATATCACTCTTATACTTTTCTGGATAGTTCATTCTATAATGAGTATAAGCACTCTTATATGCTTCTCTTCCAAAGGTGCTTCCAAGACCACTAATATAATCTATCCATCCATCAAAAAATTCTACAACATTATAATTTCTATCAACATAAAATGTTAAATCGATAGTGTCATCATAGATTCTACGATAAGCCATCTTCTCTGTTACACCATGATAATCAGATGTAACATCATGAGTTGCTAAACTTGTTCCAGGTAAAGTTGTTTCCGAACATAATAACTCAATGTTGGAAATATTTTCTGGTGTAACTCCTCTTCCACTTGCCGCAATGAAAGAAGACACAGCAGGAGGAACTGCAAACTTCACATGATATATTGAAGTTTGTGCTATGTTAAGTATTCTTGTTTTGAGATCACTTACAGAATAATATGTAGGGTTTCCTGGTGCTCCCATTTATAAATAATTTGACCTTATATATTATGTAGCCCAGATATGGCAGAAAGTTTAAAGTCAAAGTATAAACCTTCCAATCCTCAAAAATACAAAGGTGATTACAATAATATAATTTGTAGAAGCACTTGGGAAAGAAAATTTTGCAGGTGGTGCGATTTAAATGAAAGTATAATATCTTGGGGGTCAGAAGAATTTTTCATCCCTTACGTATCTCCTGTTGACAATAGAGTTCATAGATACTTTCCAGACTTTATAATTAAACTTAAAGAGCAATCTGGCAAAGTAAAAACATATGTAATAGAAGTAAAACCAAAAAAACAAACTGTTCCTCCGGTAAAAAAGACTAGAGTAACAAAGTCTTTTATTCATGAAACCAAAACTTATGCTGTAAATCAAGCAAAGTGGAAAGCAGCAAAAGAATGGTGTGACGATAGACTTCTTGAGTTTAAAATTATTACAGAAGATGAATTAGGAATTCGCTAATAAATAATTAGAAAATGTCTAATGGCAATAATAAGTCGCTCACTATTAACTGGATCTTATACATTTGATTCAATAACAAATAACAAGAATAAAGTAAACGTTCGTGCTAGTATTGAAATAGATGATAAAAATCCATCAAAATCTCCATCAGTTTTTGATGAGTCTGGTGAGAAGGTTGGGCAGTGGTTACCAGAAAATAATGCTTGGGGTGCAAACAGCGAATATTCGAAAAGTAACATTCCCAATGACCCCAATGGACAACCAGTAGATTCATATCTTTTTCAAAATACTGAGAAGTTAAAATTAGCAACTAGCAATATAATAAACTCTCTTTCACCTCAAACTGCAAGAGAATTTGCCAAACAATCTTATTCTCCTGGTGTTATTGCTAGTGATGCCTTTGCCCCAGATCCTGCTGTTGGTGGAGGTCCTGGTGAAGTTGGAATTCAATCAGAAACTCTAGATACAAATAATTCTGATACCAAATCAAAATTGTCTAGCAGTCGTGGTGAAATTCTTAGATATCCAATCAAAAATAATGATGAAGAATTTGATTTTTTAAAGATTGTTGAGTTTCAATATCAACCTCCTGGATTATCTGATATTAGAAATAGTAGTTCTTTTGGTTCAGTATCAACTGAAACAAGAATAAAAGAATATGGCGGAACAGTTTGTCTACCAATGCATCCTGGAATATCAGATTCTAATTCTGTTGGTTGGGGAGATGATCGTTTAAATCCAATTCAAGGAGCACTTGCAAATCTTGCTGCAGGATCTATTGAAGACTTATCACAACTTAAACTAAAAGAGGCTATAGGTGATTTTGCAGAGGAAGCAATTGATATTGCATCGACACTAGGAAAGGATTCGAATTTAGGAAATTATATTAAAAACTACTTTGCTGGTCAGGCAGTTGGTGCAAATATTACAGGTAGAGCAGGTGGATTAGTTGTAAATCCAAATCTTGAATTGCTTTTCACTGGACCCA